TATCTACCTCATGAGCGCGATGCTCGCCGTAATGGTGTTCCTGTTATGGGTAAAGGAGCGGTATTCCAAATTCGTAACTGGCCTACTTATAAATCCGCAGACTATGATTTCCGTAATACTAGTGGCCTGCATCGTGTTATTGCTCTGGACCTTGGTCTGGTAAATGATCGTACAGTGATCAGCCTAATGTATTGGGATCCTAATGAACAAGAAGCCTGGTTACACACACAGATTTGTGTCAAAGGCACTGAAGAAGCTAACCCGGTCAATTGGATACAGCATCTAATGCGTCCAGAAGTATTTGGTTCGCCTATTGTGCTACCACCAGATGCGGGCACTGTGGGTCGTTATACCATGAGTGCGCTAAGTCTTAGACAGATGTTTGAACAGTATGAATTGAATGTATATCCTGATCCCATACGCAATCCTGCAGACGCTGAAGGACGCACTACCAATCATAAAAGTTTTGGTATCAACATGATGCGTCAGATGCTGGAATTGGGCACCTTGCATATTAATGAAAACTGCGTAGATTTCCTACGCGAAGCACAAAATTACTATGTGGATGAACGGGGACGCTTCAGTGATCCCGATGACTGCATAGATTCAACTAGATATGCACTCTTGGCCTGCCTAAATGGCTGGAGTGAAGAATATGATAATCGCAGTCCAGGACAACGATTTAGATCAGCAGTACACAATGCCCGTGTGGCACGAGCCCAAAAAGATGCACAAGATCGACCAGTTTGGAAACGGTCTTGGTCAGCTGATGGTGGGTTGATGTAGTGCTAAATAATAACATGACTGTATACCTTTACGCTAAACAACATCGTGTAACCGGCCTACGCTATTTTGGCAAAACTACACGCGACCCGTATTCATATAATGGTAGCGGTAAATATTGGACAAATCATTGTAATAAACATGGATGGGATATCGAAACAACCTGGGTTTATCCTTATGAAGATATTAAATTATGCGAAGAAGAAGCGTTATTCTTTAGTAAAGTTTATAATATTGTAGAATCCAGTGAATGGGCAAACTTAACTATTGAAACAGGATTAGATGGTCGTGCTGGACAAAAAGGAGAAAAGCGTCCGCCATTGTCAGACGAAGCAAAAATTAAAAAAAGTATTGCAATGAAAGAATATTGGGCCAATGGTGGACATCAGATGCCAAAAGGACATAAACGGCCCGAACATAGTGCTTTAATGAAAATCAAGATGAAAGGTATTTGTCGAGATAATCTTAAAGGCAAATCTCGTCCAGAACATAGTGCTATAATGATTGGAGAAAATAATCCATTCTATGGTAAAAAACATAGCGAAGAAACAAGAGAAAAGATTAAACAATCTTGGGTTCGCAGAAAACAATTAAAGGAACAACAAGATGCTGGATATTAAGAATTGCGTCATTTCAAACCTAAATGGCCACAGTGGCATGATGGCACGCTTTGTTAAAATGAAAAGCCTACTGGATCAGAAGTGTGCATCAAACCTACGCCTATTGGCCACAAAAAACAATATTAATCGCATCAGTGATTACCATTACCTAAACCTGTCAGTGACCAATTCAACTGATCCAGTAAATGGTATTGACTACATACATCCAGTGGTAAAACCAGTGGTTGACTATGCTACCAGTGTAATTACCAAAGGTATAGCACAAAATGGCGAAATAAACTTTGAGTTTATTGCCGACAATGAAGCAGATGAAACAGCAGCTCGCCAGGCAACCAATATGGTGCACAAGCTGGTTAATCAGAACAATGATCCACACACAATCTTACAACATTGGGTAATGGATGCTTGTCTACACAAAAATGGTGAAATGCTAATCAGTCCAATGCGTGAAAGTTTTGTTCGTTATGTAACAACTTCAGGCACTGCTGATCAATTAAGAGCATTCGAACAACAAGCTGAAGAAGCTGGCCTAAAAGCCTTTCGACAGACTCGTCGTAAACAACATGTTGACATGGCACAGGTCTTAAAAGAAACCAGTCAATTTGTACAAGATTTGCCGGGCGCACAGCATGAAGAAAATCTAAGAGCTCGTATAGAACAGGCCAAAGCTGGTTCGGCTGGTGAATTTGACAGTATGCAGGATGAACAACCAGACAATATAGAAGTTCGTGATGGTGAAGATCACATTGGTGACAGTATCAGTCGTAACACCATCTACGAAGCAAAATACAAACTGACCGGCTATAACCTAAACATTAAGTTTCGTCCTATTGCACAACACTATTGGATGTGTGATCCAACAGTGATCGAAATTCAAGAGCAACCATTCTGTGGTTTTTATAAACCAATGAGTATTCAAGAAGCAACTGAGCTTTATCCCGATATTGACTTAGAGGAATTCAAAGTCTATGCTGAATATAGTAATGTGGGTAGTTACCAAGCTGGTTCCTTACTTAATAATCTTGCTCTACACGCTAGGGATAGTGTTCCTATTAATGGTTTACCCGCCCAGGGATACTCTGCACAAGAACCCGAAGCTAGACAAGTAACAGTGTTGACAGTGTGGAATCGCTATGACATTGATGGCGATGGTGAATTAGAACTGATTGAATTGATCTATTCAGGACAGTATGTTATCAGTGCCAGAGAAGTAGAATTTATTCCAGTGGCCAACATGGTACCAAAACCACTGGCACAAAACTTTTATGGTATGAGCATTGCTGAATCAGTGGTGCCCATGCAGGAATATATGACATCAGGCTATCGTGCTGAATTGTTAATAGGTCTACTACAGAGTACTCCGCGCATTGGTGTTAAACCTGATCGTGTGGACTTTGAAGAAATACAAGATGGTGAAGCCGAAATCTTTATCCTGGACAGTAAATTTAATCCAGCCACTGACATCTACGCGATGCCTATTCCACAGGGTATTCCAACATTCTTGGACAACACTATGGCTCGTATGCAACTAGACTCAATGGCTATGGTTGGTATGACCAGCCCACAAGATGTATTCAATCCAGAAGTTATGGATCCAGGAAACTCAGGAGCTAAATTAAACCTGGCCCTAAGTCCTAATCAGATCATTCAAGATAATACAGTTAAGAACTGTGCTGAAGGACTTAAGGATGCCCTATGGTTAGTCTGGCGTACCTTAGTGGCCTACGGTGATGACTATGGTGTGCGTAAATTAGCCGCAGAATATCATCCAGATAAACGATCAGAATTTATTGATTTTCAATCTTTTGATGACATGAACTTCAATGAACGCAAGACCATACATGTGGACTTGGCCTTAGGCATGAAGTCTGAAGAAAATAGTCTACAACGACTACAGATTATCAAACAGGCACAACAGGGTCTAGCCGGAGAAATTGCACAGTTAAGTCAATCAAGCAGTTTGACACCCGCTGGATTTAAGAAAATTCGTAAGCCATATGAAGATATGCTGTATGTGTTAGGTGTTAAAGATGCTGATGTATATTTGCCTACAGAAAAAGAAGTAACTGAAATAGTTAAACAGAGCAAAGATGCACAGCAACAACAGGCACAGCAGACACAACAGTTGGCACAACAGATGCATCAGGCCAACATGGCAGAAAAAGAAGCCAAAACTAATCTTGACACAGCAAGAACACAGCAGATACAGTCTGATGTGTCCGGCAACAGTGCCAGCAAACAGTTAGAAGGTTATGCCTTAATGGCAGAACACAAGGCTCGTGCTTACGGGCCATAAATAATTTATAATATTGGAACTGAAATGATTGAACAAGACATAGTAGATGCCTACAGTAACAAAATGGCAGCAAACCTTAATGATATTCGACGCATGTCTACAGTACAATTGGATCGTGTAAAAGCAACAGGATCAGCTGCAGAAAATTTATTGGTCAATAGAGAGTTTGTACTGTTTGTTAGACAGCATCAATTGGAAATTATGGATGTCCTAGCAGAAATTAAAGGACACACCTTAGAAGATAACAATCTGAGAGTTGCATTAAGTAATCAACTGTCAGGTATAGAAGGATTTATAAACTTGCTCAAAAGAGCCAAGTATATGAAAAATCGTGTGGTAACTCAACAGCAAGGTGCTGAAGAGCCCGACACCGTACAATAAGGAGTATCAATGGATACAATAGTAAACGACCGCCCTAATGTCCAGCCGGACACGGTACCAGTCGAAAATGTCAGTAGTGGTTTGGATGCTATTGCTCAAAAAATGGCCGCAATGAAAGAAATGACCTTGCGTAACCAATTGAGAAATACCGAATCCGCTGAAGCAGGGTCAGAAAAGCCGGCAGGCCAATCAGCTCCTGTGGCACCAGAAGGTGTTGAAGTTAGAGATGACAACAATATCGATTTAGTAGAGCCAGAAGTTGCAGAACCAGAAGCAGAATATAGTGATAGCAACGAAGAAGCCGACGCCCCCCAATTGGAGGTAAGCCAAGCAGAATCGTCCGAAGCTGATATTATAGATTTTTTAGAATTTGCTGAAGAGCATCCAAACGCTAAATTTAAGTTTATGCGTAATGGTAAAGAAATCGAAATAGATGCCAAGAAAGCAGCAGCCATATTAGGCCAAGGCGCCGCAATTAGTGAAGATGCAAGACAGCTAAAAATAGAGAAAGCTGATTTCGACGAATACTTATCCAGTAAGCGAGCCGAAACAGATGGTCTATTGTTAGCAATGGAATTTACGGTCC